GTCAAAAAATTAGGTGTCATTGTCGGCTCGGGCGGCCTTGTCGTTATGGACGAAGATACATGCATGGTCGAAGTTGCCAGATTCTTCATGATTTCGCCCATGGCTTCAGCTTCTTCGCCCGTTGCGCCGGTCTTCTGTGTGATAGTGTCAAGACCTTCGTCGACTTCGTTGAATGCCTTCACGGAAGCAGCGCCCACAGCGACGATCGGGGCCGTCAGGTTCTTCGACAGGGAAGTTCCTACCTTCTGAAGCGACTGCCCGACCGCGTCGACCTTTTTGGCGACTGCGTCCATACCCTTGACGACTTTACTGGTATCGGCGTCAAGTTCGATTGTGATTCCCGCGATTTTTTTAGTTGCCATATATCAAAACCTATCGAAGTCGGCCTGTGTTGCCACTTGCTTGTATTCACAGTTGTCGTTCGCCGCTTCTGTCAGAATGTCCAAAACTAAACCATAAGACAATGAATTCAGGTCAGACAGTTGAAGTCCGACCTGAATACACCGCAATATATACAAGGGGGTCGTCAATTTTCTTTCAGTTGGTCGTTGTCGTTTTTTTTAGCTTCGACTTCTGTTTCCGAATCCCCGAAGTACACAGAAAATATTTCTTCTGTCGCGTTTATGAAGTCCATGGGTTCAAACAGTTCAAGCCATTCGATCATTTTGGCTTCGTTTAGTTTGCTCATGTCTGCTTTTTCCGCGCTCTTTGCCATTATGAACGCCAGTTCCGGCGCAACTTCCGAAGCGACCTTCATGTCAATCCCTTCGGGTGAAGTTCCTTCTGATACAATGGTCAGAAGGTCCTTCCCGAAGATATTTCTGAATCTGATCGGTGTCGCTGCATTAGCCGCAAGCGGAACGTCGTGTGTGCCTATCTTGATAACCTTTTCCATGTTTCCCCCTTATGTCGGAACATATACAGAACTGAACCATGTTGCGTAAGGCGCGTCGCTTTCAAGTGCCCTTGCCTTCACGATCTCTGTCGACAGTGTGACGTCATAAATGCTGCCAACTGTGATTGACAGTGTTTCAGTCTGGGGTTCGATAGTTTCGTCAGTAGTTGCGCCGGATACGGAAGGGCGGGACGCAGAACACTTATACAGAACGTGTCTGGTGTTCTTCTCGTCGCCTTCGAACTGGAACAGTAAAGCGAAGTAAACTGTCGGCGCGTCCTTATCCTCTACAAGTACGCCCGCGGCGTCTGCCTGATATCCCAGAACGTCAGTGTAGAACGAATCGGGTATCAGTGCGGATTCGAAGTCGCCTTCATATCCGTTGTTTGACTGTCCTATCCAGTAGTCGATATTATCCGCGCGGAATTTTTTCACGTCGCCCTGTGCGTCAAGTGAAAGATTCACGGCGCCCTTCCATGCAACGGGTGTCCCGTATGTGGCCTTGTTGTCGGCGTCTATCGTTGCAACTGCATAATGGACATTTTTAAGGCCGTATTTAACTTTGTTATCCATGGCTTCATTTCCTTTCTGTTATTGTGTTTCAGGTGTCAGAACGATTTCCATATCATAGGCGGTCTGCCATATTCTTTCGGATTCAATGAAACTTTGTTCTTTGTAGAAAGTCAGGCCCGCGTCGTTCAGAATCGTTTCGATAGTTTCTTCCGTGTCGAAGTCTACTTCCGACGAATAGAATTCGATTGACAGACTGTCTATCCGCTGATAGTTTGTCTGATCTGCATACAAGTCGTTTGATGATGAAAAAAAGAACACAACAAAAGGCGGGGCCTGTGCTGTGTCTTCATCAAATTGATAATATGCGTAAGGAAGGCCGATTGAATCGACCATTTGTGCGACTTCTTTTCGTGTCATAGCTTCGATACAACCTCTTTTTCGAATTCTTCGACAAGTTTTTCTTCCACGGGCGCGATATGTTCGCGACCCTGAACCCTTCCGACTGTCCTTCCGCCCCGCACAAGGGCGTGACCATGTTCAAGAAGGTGTGGAAGTCCCGCGTGTTTGTTATGGATAACCGCTGACGTGTAGTTCGGGTGTTTGACTTCCGTGACTGTCCAACCCTTCGCATAATCGCCGGACCCGCCGAACTTTGCCTTTGATTCGTTCCTTAAGACCTGTGCGCCCTTCTGGGCGACCTTCTTTCGGATCGCGTCAATGTTCTCGTTGATCTCGTCGTTATACTTCGACAGAATCTTTTCGATCTCTGCCCCCAGTTTGTCAGGTGTCACTTTCGCCATTTGTCCCGCCTTTACGTTCGACATATAATTCAAGTCGATCGTTCCGTGTCAGATACGTCCGATATACGGCGTATCGGTTGCCCTTATATATGACGATAGGTTCGTTTGAATAGTCACCGAAGAAAACTGTGAATCTGAATTCGGGGTTCAGGCCGTTCCGTCCGGCTTCAAAGAATTCGGACTGTGTAACAGAATCGACCTGACAATATATCTGCTTCGTCGTTTCCGACGTCCGCCAGATTCCGTATTCGTCTTGTGTCTTTGTGACAGTCACAAGTTCAATCACGTCTGATCTGTCCATATTGTGTACCCCGTAGACATTGACAGTTGCGCCTTCTGTTCGTCATAACTTGCCTTCAGCCTGTCGTATTCGTCAGGTTCGCCGAAGTGAAGTTTGCAATAGGTGATGATCGCAATTTCGCATATTGCGTCAAGCGTCGAAGGAAGTTCCACGCCCGCGATACCTAAATCAATCTTCGCAGCTGCGATCAGGTCTTCAAGTTCTGAATCGAACGAGTTAGTCGTTATTCGAAGCGCCAGTTTTACTTTCGCTAACATTCTTTTTACCCTTCTTTCCCGTCTTCGGAACGGGTTTTGATTCGTCTGTCTTCGCAGTGACAGGCGCGGTCACTAAACCGCGCCCGATAAGGTCCTTTGCCCTTGTATCATCAACGTCGATCATGGTCCCCGCTTTGTGGGTGATCCATGTCTTGTTTTTGTCTGCGAAGTCTTTAATGACTTTAACCTTCATGCAATCAGCCAGCTGCGGGCGCTGTGATTTTTACGAATGCGCCACAAGCAACGGGGGCAACTGCAACGTAAACCTTGCCAAGAACCTCGACAAGGTCTTCCTTCTTTCTGGACAGCTCGTCGAAGGTGTATTCGATATCTTCGCCGTTCGGGAAGTTTGCGATTGCGCCCTGACCGAAGTCGCCAACGATTGCATATACGTCGTCTTCGCTTGCGTCAGCGAATGCGGGAAGTGAATTGTTGAAGTGAACAGCCAGACCTTCGAACGGGTCAACTGCGTAGCCGTTTGCGTACTGTGCGGCCTTGAATGCTGACCATGTAGCCTTGTTCATGATAACAACGGGGTTCGTTGCTTCGTCTGACAGCTGTCCAAGTGCGGTTGCGATAGTTCCAACTGCGGGCGCTGCTTTCACTACCTGTGCGGAAGGTGAAGTCGAAGTTGCGGTTGTAGGAAGTGCGGCGATCAGGGCGATAAGCTGATCTGCGATCTTCTTCACGATTCTGTATGCAAGTTCGTCATAGATGTAGCGAACGAATGCTTCGCCACGCATGGACATTACTTCGTCGCTGAATGATTTCCACTTCTTAACGTATGCGGGAACCATAGTCACGATACCCTCAAGAAGTTCTTCCTCGTCAACAGCTGCGCCACCTTCGGTGTGAACTACTGCGTCGCTTCCGCTGATCTCAAAGTTCACTTTCAAATTGCCCTTCAGCTCTACGCGGTTTACAAGTGACATGATGTCGTTTGAATCCCACGCGGTCTTGATGATGTCATAGACGAATTCAGGGACAGCGATATCACCGCTGACATTCTCTGTCAGAAGGGGATAGACTGTTCTGATTTCCTCTGCGTTGCCGGTCTTCATGTACTCTGCGTATGCGTCGATATACTCTTTGCTGTTTCTGATCTCTGCTATGTCTTTCATGGTTTCTCTTTCCTCTACTACAACGGGCGTGTCAGTCACAACGCCTTCGCCCTGTGCGACTGCGTTTCTGATTTCAACACGCTTTGCCTCTGCTTCCTTCCTTGATTCAAGTTCTGCCTTGATTGCCCGAACTTCTTCGGTCAGCGCGTCAAGGTCTGCGCCTTCTGTTTCGACTTCCTCTGCGATCTGTGCTTTTCTTGCTTCCAGTTCGTCGATAGTCATGTCTTTAAGTTCCATAGTGGTTCGTCCTTTCTTTAGATTTCACACAGAAGTTTGATCTTCTTCTTCTGGTCGTCAATCTTTTTGGCTTCGGCTTTTGCACTATCCAGTGAAGTCCGCGCGCTATCCAGTGCGTCAGACAATCCGCGGGCCTGAATTGACGTCTGTTCATAGGCGGGGAAGGTCACAGCGGACACTTCGAACACTTTCGCGAATGACAATATATGTCGTGTCGGGTAGTCGCTGTCAAGGTCTTCCCATTTATCTTCTTCAACAGTGAACATGAAGGACATTCCTGAAATGTCGCCCCTTTTCACTGCGGAATACAATGATTTGGCTTCCGAATTGTTTTCGGTGTCAAGGTCGACGCGGATAGACATACCAACATTCGGTATGACTTCCATTTGCATTGTCGAATTCGCGTTATTATTGCGCGACCTTGCCAGTGGAATCATGTCGGTATTGTGATTCACAAGGAACCTGACGTCACGAAGGTCTGTATTATCAAGGGCGCCGTCGTCGACATATTCACGATACCAACCCATGTCAGAAGGTTCGTTGTATACGATAGGCTGTCCAGTGATGAATGAACCATGTTCGTCGTTTTCTTCTGCCCTGACTTCAAAGTCGAAGGCGCGTATCTCTTTATTCTGCATTTTCGTCTTCCCCTTCCACTATTTTTTCGGTGGCGTTGTAGTATTCGCCACGAATTATGTATTCCTGACCTTCGCCGTCGGGAAGTGGCGACAGGTTCCAGATTTCACGGACTTCGTCACGATTCAAAATACCGCGGTCCGCAAGTTGTGACGACACGTTCAGCTTTTCCGTGTTGCTCATGTACTGAAGCCGATTCGCCGTCGCGATAACGCGGTTGTCGCGTGTCTGTTCGTTGAATGTGAATAACATTCTGGTCATGACTTCCGAAAACTGGATCGCGAATGGTTCAACGGCGCCTTCATAGAAGGCCGTCCACTTGTCGCCATAGGCGCGATTCATCAATATATCTTCATTGACCATGAAGTATTGATACACGCCTTTGTTTATAAGTTCCATTTGGTCTTTGTCAATGACCCACGGGTCAGACTTGACCTGATTGATATTTGTATATGTGTTCGGGAACAGTAAAAGTCCCCCGCCTTCAGCTTCCTTCGAAAAGTTTTCTTCGGTGAATCTCTTTCGTTCCTTTGCAAGGTCGTCCGCTTTGCTGAAGTTGTTGACTTGCGCCCAAAATCTATATGTCGCAGCCGACTTGACGCCTTCCTGAATCCCCTGTTCCTGAATGTGAATCAAGTCCATTGTCGGAAGAAGGGCTTCGTTCTTTTCACCGAACAGGTCACTTTTGAACTGGAACTTCGTCATGACCCCACAGGCGTCCAGTTCGATCGCAGCCGTCGTCGCGTTTGAAAATTCATACCGAAGGTATGGTCTTTCGCCGAACTGAACGACCTTGCAACGTGTCGGAAGTGGAACATATATCCCAGACACTTCACCATAGTCGTCGTACACAGGACAGATGAACGCCGTATTGTATACGTCAAGGATCGTCGACAGGCGATACAAGAACTGCGACCACGTCTGGAAGGCGTTCGGTCCGTGTTTCAGTTTGTTCTGAAGCGCCGGTTTCGCTGCCCCCATGACTTCGACTTTCAACTTCGACACATGGACGGCCCGCGCGTTGATCGCAGACCTTATCATCTGTGATTCGTATATGCTTCCGTTGTACGTCGTGAAGTGTGGCGTGTAGCCGTTCAACATTTTGAAGTCGCCGTGATATACGCCGACAGGCTTCGGCGCCTTTTTGAACAGTGAATCAAACAGTCCCATTTTCTCAATTCCTCAATCGTTCGCCCATTTCGTCGAACCACTTCTGTCGAACACAAAACGCGTCCGCCAGTGCTGCCGTTCCGTCGATATGAAGGTTCGGGGATAACTTGACCAGTTTGCCCCTTCCGCGTTCCACGCTCATTTTGATCGCAGAATTCAACAGATGAACCTTCAGAAGGTCGTTGTCGCCTATATGAACCCGCCCGTCTTCGAACAGTCCTTGCATTTCCTGAAGGACAGGCCACAGGTTGTCACCCTGATAGACGTCGTCAGTTCTGAATCCGTATCGTTCAAGGTCCTGAACCAGATAGTTTGCGGAAAATCTGTCGTAACCCGTCATGATCGGAAGTATTTCATACTGTTCAACCAGTCCCGTCAACCAGTTGAAACAGTCGTGATAATCGACGAAGTTTTCGCCCGAAGGTTCCAGAAGACCCCGTTCGATATAAAGGTTATACGGAAGGCCGTCGCGGGCCGTCGCTTCGTCTATCTTTTCAGACGGAAGCCAGAACTTCGCGAAGACATACAGTTCGCCGTTCTTTTCTATCACGACAGTTGCAGCGGTCAGGTCCGTCGTCTGTGACAGGTCTATCCCCGCGACACAATAGGAAGAACGGAAGTCTTCAAGGTTCAGCGCTTCGCCTGACATATTTTCAACGACTTTCGCTTCTATCCATGCAAGGGACGAATTCTGTTTAAGATTGCAATATTTACAGATGAATTCGCGCTTCTTCGACAGGGACCCTTCAGCGATCGCGATTTCTTCAAGCATAAAATCTATGCTGACTGACACGCCCAGATTCGGATTCGCTTTTCGCAGTTCGTTGATGTCGTTCCACTTGTCTATGTCGTCGATCATATACAAAAAGGGCAACAGGCGTTTTTCTCTGCTATCACCTAGAAGAAAACGTGTCGCCCTTTTTAACATTTCGTCATATATTGAATCGTTTATATAACCCGCAGTCGTACACGAAAGAAGAATCCCTTCTTCGCGGGCGCCCATGCCGGACTTCATGACCTCATATTGTTTCAGGCCCGCGTCACCTTCCCACGCTGCGATCTCGTCACAGATACACAGGGAAGGGTTGAACCCGTCGGACTTCTTCGCTGAAAAGGCGATCTTCTTCACAGTCGAATT